GCAACCTGATGTTTTTAAAGCTAAGCGCACTAATGGCATCACCATTAAGGTCAGTAGTGCTGGTCAGGTCAATCTCTACATCCTGCCGGGCTTTGAAGTCTTCCCTAAAGTCATCATCTATTATGCCAACAGTGACCTCAAAGCTGTCTGTGTCGCAGACATTATGCTCCTGATAGATGGCTAAGTTGAGGAAGCCATCGAATTGATAGTCTTGCCCATCATAGCCAACATCTGAAGTGATGGTTATAGCAATAGGTCTGTTGATGTAGAACTGGTCAAAGATGAGCTTGATGTATCTAGCCCCCTTATTGTAGAACTTGACCTCTGTGCTGAATGGCTGGTCAATGCCATGACTGTCCATCCTGATTGCTGTGAACTCAATGCCATCCCAGCCTATAGGCTCTTCAACCTCTATATTATCTAAGTAGAACTTCCAGCCTGCCATGTGGCAAAGGTAAAAAGAAAAAGCCCCTGTATAACAGAGGCACTTTCGAATCTAAACCAATTAGAAATGACATCAGCTTCTGAACCGATTGTTGAGGATTTTAGTAGTCCTTCTTTCGGTGCGAATATACTTCTCAAAACCCTTCTCATCCATATTGAGCTGAGTGATTGGAAGCCCTTTTAGAATGCTTCCTAGCTCATCCAGCTTGCCATACATTGGATTGCCGGACTGAGAGCCTCCGTTATATCTGGAGGCATAGAACAGCTCTTGCTTACTCAGGGCATGGTTAGGAATTACTTGAGAACCTTTTGGTAGATCAACCAGAGTGGCAGTCGGTGGAGTGAAGTAGACCTTACCTGATGCAGTCACTACTTTCTCTACCCCTCGCTCACCTACCATTGCTCTACCTCCCTCAAATGCCTTGCCCTTAGTACCCTCTGCGAACTCAGGCACAGGTTGAGCTAAGATGAAGCCTATCTGTGCTGCCTGGTTAGCTAGAGTCAAGGCAGCTAAAGGTAAAAAAACTGGATTACTTGCCCACTTAGCCACTATTGACGCTGTTTCAAAGACAACTCTAGCAACAGCTGCTGCTTGCTCAGCTTTGAATGCCTTCTGCTTTAGCTCCTTCTCCTGCTCTGCCCTACGGTTATTAATCTCTTGTATCTTCTGCTCATTGCCAGCTGCCATTGCTACCTCATTGTCATAGCGTTTATTCATGGCAGCTATCTCATTGTTAATGTTGGTTTGGTAGAGGCTGCTGAAACCACTTAGTAAAGTTCCGGTAAGCTGGAAAGTAGCATCTATCTTAGCTTGCTTGTCAGCTTCTGCCTTTTCTCTGGCTTTCTTTTCCTCTTCAAGACCATACTCATAAGCCTTTTGCCATTGCTTCATCTGGCTTAGCCTATTGTCATACCTCTTCTTCTCCTCCTCCTCTTCACTCTTGGTAATGTCTTTTTGAAACTTCTCAATTGCATCCTTTGGCTTTAGGAATAGCTTAGCATAGGCTTTCTCGTATTCCTGAACTGACTTCTCAGCTGTCAGCTTAGCTATAGCTACTTCCTGCTCACTAATGCCTATGCCTCTCTTCTGGAAGTTCTCCTTAATCTTGGCTACCTTCTGCTGATAGATAACCTCTTGAGCCAATGCAGCCTCTTTGCCAGCACCCTGAAGTTCTAATATTAAGGTCTGCTGTTCCTGCTCCATCTTAGCTAGCTTGAGCTGAGCCTGGTACTGTTCTCGTACTTGCTTCAATGGGTCTTCAGCCTTAGTCTTCTTATCCTTATCTTTTTTAGCCTTTTCAGCATCTTCAGCCTTTTTCTTTGCTTCAGCCTCTTCAGCCTTTTTCTTGAGGTCAGCTCTAGCCTTTATCTCCTCTCTAATAGCCCCATTGACTCCATCAAGTGCAGCCTTTTGCTCTTTGGCTGCCTTAATGTCTCTACCAACTGTTACGCTTCTTACTCCTTCAACTGCTTTAAGGTCAAGTAAGCCAAGAGTTCCAACCTTTACAGCTAAGTTCCACTTATTAAGTGACTTACTTGTCTTATCGTACTCAGTTGCTACTGTATTAAGTGACTTGAGCTTTTCATTGTTTTTCTTAAGTTCCGCAGCCAATTGCTCATCAGTAAGCTTATTTAATCTGCCCTTAGCTCCTTTATAAGCATCTACCTCAAGGTCTGCATTCTTTTTTGCATCGGATTTGCCTAGTTTAAAAATTGAGTTAATCCCATCCATAAAGTCAGAAGTAAGCTCAAGAGCAGCTTGAAGGGTTGGCCCGAGCATTGTGCCTATCTGATTCAGGAAGTTATCCCAGGCATCACCCAGATTACTGACCTTACCACCTAATGTCTCTGAAACAGCAGCCATTGATCCACTTACTCCCTCCAATTGGCCGAAGGTCTCAATCATTTTTAAAGCTCCCTGCTCAGTGCGGTCAACCTCAACAGTCACCCCTTTGAACGCACCTACCATCTTATCTCCATTAGCCTGAACTTTTATGCCTAGTTCATTCCATCGTTCGGTATTGCTTACATCAAGAACAGCCTCTACCACTGAGTTCATGTCCTTGCCAAGGGCAGAAGCTAGGTCACCTAAGTTGGTCAATTGAGCAGTAGTAGGTTTAATCCCTCTATTAGCTAGCTTAACAAAGTTTTCGGTAATCTCTTGCACCGAAAATGGAGTAGTCTTGGCAAAGTCCTTAATGGTTTCAAGAGCTACACTAGCAGCTGCTCCGCTGCCTAATGTATTTTTTAACACAGCACTTAGCTTCTCAAACTCAGCAGTCACCTTGAATACTGACTGAGCAAAGCCAATGACAGCCTGAATGCTGAATGCTCCTGCTATGGCTGGGCCAATCGGGCCAAGGTTCTTCAGGAAGCCATCAATACCACCGCCAGCCTGCTTGAATGCCCCTAACATCTTACTGCCTGCATCTGATGCATTGGAGCTGGTCTTGTTTAGTTCTGAATTGAACTTCTTCAGCTCCTTGATTGCATCCTGCTCTTCTGCTGTGATCTTGTCAAACCCCTGTTGAGCCTTGGACAGCTCAGTGGTATCTATGACATACCTAATCTTAATGTCATTGCTGGAAATAGCCATGTGCTTAATGTTTGGCTCAAAGATAGGAATAAAAAAAGCCACCCGACTGGATGGCTCTTTCGCTTCATGAGAACAAACAAATCTAACCCTTTACTCTGTTTCTCTTCTTTTTCAAGTCGCTAATATAGGCATTATAGATTAAGTAGTACTCGTAAACTGGCCTTTCGACCAGGTGCTTAATTTCTCCAAGATTTCCACCTGTGATTGCAAACTGCTCATCAAATCGCTGTCGGTGCTGTCTAATGACTGAAGTGTAATAATGTGCTTCAGGTTGTTTAGGTTTTCCAGAGTTTCGGCTTGCAAATAGGTCGGGAAATTCAGACTCAATTCTGCTAAAGAGGGTAGATAGGCATACTCTGGCAGTTTCAAAAAAAAACCCTGAACATCGTTATGCTTCATCCAATGCTCCATCTTCTGCTTGTTGTATGGGTGCTGATAGTCAAGTGGGTTTTCTTCCTCATCAAAATAGATGACTGTTGCCAGCTTCAGCTGCCTGACCATGCTCATGCTGATGTCCAGCTGCTCTTTGAGCCTTGAGGCAAGTATGCCTATCTCATATAGCTTCTTCTCATCCTTCTTCTTGCGGTCAGTAATGAGATTGATTAGGCCATTATTCCAGCCCCTGAGAAAGTCAGGGTTAATCTGCCAGAGTTCTTCTGTGAAGATATCCCGGGCAGCTATTGCCCTCTGGAATGGCACATTGACTTCTGTAGTGAACTTAAAGTAATTAATGCCACCGGAGGTGAAGGCAAACTCAATTTGATCCCACCGTTCTTTAGGGGCTACTCCCCTGTAAAGTATTCTGCCACCTTCTTCTTTAGGAGCAGCTTCTTCTGCCATCGGTTCAGCAACAGGAGGCACAGATGGTTTGCGCCTAAATAGATTAAACATAAGTAGAAAGGGTAATTAAAGATGAAATAGCTGATGACTAGGTACTGCCAAGCACCAGAGCAGAAAGGGCATTCACCCAGCGGCTTTGCCCAGTTCATGGGCAGCTTCTGGATTTGGCAGAGATACCACTGCCCCAATGGATGATCTTCCAGCAGATAGTCCAGAAACAAGGAGAAGGATGCGCTGAGTGCAGCTATGAGCAGCAATATCAGTAGGCTCGGCATCGTGTGGTAATTCGATAATGCAGCAGCCTCTACGCTTGCCACCGCAACTTGATTCAATGTCATAATTCAAGGGTGTCATTATTAATTGCGTTTATAGATAGTATGTTAGTCTCTAGGTTGGTGTATGCTACCTGAAAGGTCAGGCAGATGCTGTCATGAATCTTGCCATCCAGTGCCATGAAGTCAATGACCTGGTTAGTGTCTGGCTCAATGAAGCCTATGCTATACTGTCCTCCGTAAGGGTTCAGGAAACCCTCTGGTAAGCCCTCCATGTCTAGCTCAACAAAGCCATCAATGCCAACACTGAGCAGCTGCTGAATGGCTACATTAACCCCGGGCTTCACAATGTCAACCAGCACCGAATCATAGCCTATGGGTGCATAGATGTAGACAGCCTCAGGGCAGCTATTGAATGGCTGACAGATAGGGTAGCAATCATTGCAGCATAGTGCCATACTTTTCTAGATTAAAGTTGCTTGTGATTTCGGCAAAGTTAGAGAAAATAAAATAGCGGAAGGCATCCAGAGCATGAGACTTGTCTGGGTTCTTATTCTTCCAACTGTCAAGGCTACCCTGCCTATCTACCTTTGCCTCTTTAAGGTCAGTTACCAGAGCAGGGCAGGCTTTCTCACTTATTGTGATCTTAGCCTTTTGAAACATTAGGATAGTGATTAGCCTGCTGGCAATGTGGCTAGGGTTACTCTTAGGCACTTGCAGCTGCATGTCTACCAGGTTTAAGTAGTTCTTTATGATTAGGTAGGCACTGATGTTGCCTTGGGTGAAGGCATTGCGTGCAGCACCGGAGGCATCACCATTGATGACATACATCATGTCTGGGTACTCTTGCTTGATTGTCTGGCAGAGAGTAGATAGGTCACCTATCCGGTATGTCTTCAGCACATTGATGGTCGCATAATTGGCTGACTCACTGCCATACTTGATGTATTGGCAAGCTACGCAGGTATTCGTGACATTGAAGTCAAAGGCTAGGTAGAGTGGGTAGGCTGGGTTTGCTTTAATGTAGCCACCGAACACATGCTTAGAGTAGTCGAATGTGTAAGCGAATAAGCTCTCCCTATCCCAGACTCCCCATTGCCCTAGGGCATAGACTTCATAGTAGGTCTGGTTGACTGTCTTGAGTGCCTCCATCCTAGTCACATACTCATCATCAAGGAAGTTCAGAGCATCTCTGTAAGTTCCATGCAGCCTGAGTATCTGGTTCTGTTCCTTCTCAGGCACATCATCAAAAAACCTTTTCTTTATCCAATGGCTGTCAGAGACAGGGTTAAAGGTCAGAAAGAAACGCTTTGGATGCTCGGACTTACCCCTGAGTCGCAGAGTTATCTGAGTGAAGTCCTCCAGAGTCAGCTCAGTTGCCTCCTCTATCCAGATGTACTTAGCCTGGCTAAGTGACTTCAGCTTCTCAGGATCATCACAGCCAAGAAACACTATTCGATTAGTGCCGGACTGAAGCTCAAGGTAGCCTGTCTTAGCCTTGACCACTTTATCAAAGCCCCATTGGCTAATCTTATTCCTGAAGTCAGCAAAGACTGAGTTTCTCAGGGTAGCAGCAACTTTTCGAATGACAAAGTAGGTCTGGTATTGGTTGGCTTTATTGTCAATAATCTCGCTCAAGAAAATCTGAATCATTGTCTGACTCTTGCCTGATCCTGCACCACCCCAGAGGATGTTATAAGTCTTAGGCTCAACCAGAGCAGGCAGATACTTCTGACTCCACAGCTCACCGCTGGATAGGTCATACAAAGCCATTACTCAGCCTCAGGCTTTCGTAACACTTTAGGCAGGATTACTTCATTGACCTGCATGTTGACCTGCTCTTGATTCATCAGGCCAAGGTCTCTAGCTATTATGTTGTGGTTGAATAGGCCACTTGCAGCCCCTTCCAACTTGCTGGTGTAGATTGCTTGCTCTATGCGTGTAAAGACACTACCGAAATCTTTTGATTTGGTCTTGTACTCAGAAAGCTTAGTCCAGCAGGAGAAGCCACAAGCAAGGGCAAAGCCTTCTTTCGTGAGCAGCCTTTTTTTTGGTAGCCTGACCTCAGTTGCATCCTTGCCTCTAAAGTCTACCTCTATGAGAGGATTCTCCTCTGCCCACTGAACATATTGCTCAAAGTTCTCAAGGATTTCCTCTGGAGTCTTGAACTTGCCATCTAGCCCATGCTTCAGCCTGAGCATCCAACATTGATTACCTTTCGGTGCTGCCATAATTTTAGTACCGGGCTAATGCCCCTTTAGATTTAATTTTTGTATTCATTCAGTGCATTTCTAACAACTTCTTGCCACTTTATTCCTAATTTTCTTGACTCAGTTATTAAATATGCCTTTTCTTCTTTAGTCCAGGCAATGCACATAATTTCAGACCTTTTAAGTTCTCCTTTAGGCGGTCTTCCTCCTTTCTTTTTTTCTTCAGTCATTACTTTTTTTTCGCTGCCTTCTTG